AGGAACCTGCTACAGGTTCTCTGATTCCGTCGATATCGACTGGAGGTGCTGCAATGAATGCAACGATGAAGCATGCTGCTGCTGCGAGCAAACATGGAATCATGAGTACTCCGAACCAACCAACATAAATTCTGTTGTTTGTTGAAGTTACCCATTCACAGAACTCAGGCCATCCCTGTAGGAGACCAGATTGTCTGCGTGTAATATTTGAGGTTGTCATTGTAATAAGACGTTTAAATAGGGCTTCAAGGGTAGAAGCGATATTTATTTCCAGCAACCCCTCGCTACTGGATAAAGAGACGAAGTATTATACTGCCTACGTAGGTCTCGGTTGGGAGCAGTGTATGCATTTATTTATCTTAGCATATCGTAACAATCTTGTCAACAGATGAGTACATATACCTAAATACCGATTATCATTTCTAATGAATGTCATAAGAAAACCTTATGTGCTTTTTGGTAGAGTGGGGTCAAGCACATTGAAATTCATCCACCCGATGTGATGATATCTCTTATAAAATTTTGGATGCAATCTTGTATATTGAAATAAATGTTTAACTAATTCGTCACCTTTTTTTGTCAATTCTTCATGTGTCATAGATGAATCAAAACATCCTGATTGTGGATGGAGTTTTCTCCTATATTGCTTACCCTTTGAACCAAACAATACCCCAACACTACCTGGTACTTCATCACTTATATCCCAACCATGTAGATATGATTTCTTACCCAACCACCCATCTTCCTCTACATGATACTTGAGACCAGTAATTTGCCTTGCTAAATCAAAAGATAATTGATCTCTATTAGGACCTATCAATGAATACTTCCACCAAAGATCATGGAACTCAAAAAGATCCTCAGTAATATTTCTCCAGAAACTACCAAGCACAGGACTATCATATAATCTAAAATTATATCCTTTCTCCTTCATAAGTTTTGTCATAGTAACTTGATCCTCCCATGTATTCATGTTACCAAGATAACCTTCAAGAATTTCATCATAGAATGTAAATCTATGAGTGTGTCTCATTACTGCAAATGGATGATCGTCCAATAATTGTTTACATACCTCTGCAAACTTTTTGGTCATCACATAGCATCCATCAATCCATGCAACTTGAGATCCTACAGGAAATAATTTGTGTGGATTGATTTTAGGATATGCTGAAAGTCTTCTTGGACACTCATGCTCAAAGGGTATTTCTCTGAACTCCCAAGGTCCTTTCTTCTCTATCGTACCATCTGTAAAACAAACATATTGTATATCTGGATCATAGTAATGTTCATTAGGTATCTCATCGTACCCATTAGTAATACAAGTGTAGATTATCTTCAATGGTTTCTCCTCCCACTCAAAATGTCAAGTGCCCAATAATCCTTTTCCCAATATCCTCTCCTGTCGCCAAGAACTAATTGACCTGTCTTAGTATGAATAGCTGCACGATATCTCATGTCTTTTCTCATACCAGTAATTTCACATAGTTTACTCACAAATTCATCGGGATTTCTTTCATCATAATATCTATATTCTCCTTGTTTTGTTTTCCACCACGCTCCTTCGGGTTCAGCATCAGTAAATTTATTGAGCAATTCTCTTGACTCTTCCCATTCATACTCAACCTTTGATAATTGAAGTGCAATAGAAAATGAAACTTGATCCCTAATACCACCTCTGTTATACCACTCCCACCATTGGTCATTGAAATGCCATTGGTTTCTTCTCCATAATATCGTGCAAAGAGGTGGGAAATGTTTGTTAAATTTATATCCATGTTCCTTTGCTTGTTGAGTAAATCTAAGAAGAGTCTCCTCATCAACCCATCCTTTTGAAACATACTCTGCACACTCTTCTAGATAAGTATGTTTGTGAGGATGTCTCATACAAAAGAAATTATGATTACTCAATATATGTTCACTTAATTCAATAAAACTATCGTTGAGAAGATGTAATTTTGATGCATCTACATAGACACTCTCATCGAATGGGCAATATATTTTATGGTACCTTGACAACCTTACGGGATCATCTATATGTTTTGGGTTAGGTAAAGACTTCCATGGTGCTGGTGGATTCTCCACACCAAAAACATAATACTCAGCACCAGTTGGCATGTGAGTTGGAAGAGAAACATAATCGTTAGTCAGACAAGTATAGATTATCATAGACCCATGAGTGATGGTTTGGTCTTTAGTATACTACAGATTTTATTGATAAAATTATCATCATCAACATTCTCATACATTGTATATGTCTCATTATATGATTTCTGTCTTGAACTCAATGACCAATCAATTTGAATCGGAACTCTGACTGCTCTCATTACAAGTTGTTCAGCAATAGAACTTGTAATTTGATCAGTTCTTTGGCAATGATTTTTATACCAGTTCCAATAAACTTCATTCCATTCTCTTACTCTTTTAGTATTCTGTCTCCATATACAACAGTTTATTGATTGTTTATGTGACGAGGGTTTATATCCGATTGCTGCCATATCTTCTGCTAGTTCATATAAATCTAAGTCAGTTGCAAAACCTACCTTATATAATTTGAAGAACTCCTGTACAATTGTTCTCTGTTGTGGGTGATCCTGTAAAGTTAATTCATTCTGCAAAAATTCTTTTGATTTTTCTACAAAATTGGGTGGCATAGTATAGCATCCATCTATCCACACATGAGGTTCATCAAATAATGTATGAGACATACATCTAGGGTAGTATGATTTTATCCAATTAGGTTCTTGTCTTTCACATTTTATGAATTCCCACTTACCTTTCTTCTCTATCTCACCATCATAATACATAACATATTTTACCTGTGGGTCATAGAAATGTCCATCAGGTATCTTATCATAACCATTTGTTATGCAAGAATATATTATCACATGCCTGGTCTAGGTTCACGACAGAACCAACCTGTTGCAATATACTTATCAATACCCCCCGTCAAAAATGCTCCCCTATGCATATGTGTATATGCTGCTGGCCAAAAAATAATTGTACCCTTGGATGGTTGGAATGATTTATTTTGATGTAGGAAATCAGTTGCTCCTCCATTCTCGATTGGTATATCATTCAAATATATCATCCAAGTACAAACTCTATCTCTGTATAAGAAAGAGGAATTTTCACAATGCCATACATGATACCCTCCGCCAGGTGGTGTCTTCTGAACTTTGTAAGTCCATGATGATAAGGGGTCTGCAGAATCAGTTATACCTGCATACTCTCGTGTGTACAATCCAAATCCATCACCCACCATTTTTGTAAGGGCAAGTGCCATAGACTTGTCATGAGTTTCTAAAAATAATTGTGTATCTTTTCTACCAAGTTGTCCTCTTCTTCCAAACTGTTCTGTGCCATCCATACCTGTTTCCAAAGTCTGCATCATCTCTTTACCATGCTGATCCATAGCAACAGCTCTTTCTAATTTTGTATCATTTACCATATATTTTCTTTCGTACCAATAATCAAAAGAACTAATAATAGCATCACATACATGAGGTTCCACAAAATTTTTGACCCATCCTATACCCTCAAAGAATTCCATATTCATACTTTGTGGGTTGTTAGTCAACACTGGTGGTTGTGGTTGTTGCTCCTCTGGAGGTAAAACAACTTCAGGCATTCTTTAATTCCTCTTTTGCTTGATTGAAATAAACAGATGGTGGTATTCTACCACAGTACTCGTCAAGTTGCATGACTTCATCAACCTTGACATCAGCACCATTCTCCCTCCAAAAATCAGAGAGAGCATTGTTACTACCCTTGTGAAATATATCTATATGTTCTTCATGGATAGCAGATCCCATATCCAATCTGTAATTGAATAGGGGTGTGGAATATGATTTTCCACTGTCAAGAATTAGGTCTTCGGAGACTGCTCTTGGTCTGATGTTTTGGTCGATCTTCCACTGCGATCCTCTTTGGTGAAGTTTGAGAAGTTTAGTTGCATGATGACGAGTAATAAGGTAGCAAGCAGCAGAAAAGTCATTTATAAATCTATGATGTAGTTTTAAAGTTATACCATTTGGATTTATGATTGTCAATTGTAAGCAATCAAAGTTTATAGGCAGTCTTTTTCTTACCTCTTTCCACGTAAAGTTCCAATGTCTAGCAGTATCTAAGTCTACATCATCTTCCATGATGATAATCTCATCAAGATCAGTTTTCTCTACAAAATATTTGATGGCATTCAAGTGTGACATGACACAAGCACACTCTCCTGAGTTCATATTATCTGGAACTGTTCCCTTCAAATACTCTTCATACTCCACACCATCTACACCTGAGATGCGATAATGATGTGGAATCTGCCAGTATGAGAACTGTTCCTCCATATATTTTTTCCTATCAGGAAATCTATCAAGATTTATCCATAGGACTTCTGGAAAACCTGCAAGTTTGAATACAGATTTATTTTTATCCCGTAACTGGGATAGCTCTCCTTGCTTTTGCATAACCTACATTGTCATAATAAAACTTTAGTTCTTGTCTATTACAAGATTTTAGTTTCTCCCATAGTTTTCTATTATTCTCAATGTGAGGGTTATTGAACCATGAGTTGTCAGATCTTGCATGTTCTAAATGAAATACTCTCTCGCTTAGTCTAGCAACATTTGTAAGCATAGCAAACCTATAATGTCTTTCATCATCTTCGTATCCATATGAAACAAATCCTTCATTCTCACCACCCAACTCTTTATAAGTTTTGGTATCAAAAAATTGACAAAAACCAAACTTAGCATCAAACGCTCTCCATTTTGAGAAGATTTCAAAATCAAAATATTCATTTATAAATTTTGTTACTTCCTCATCAGTAGTGTTAATTTGTGCTTGATACATTCCTCTACCATATGGATATACTACTTTAGGATAATACAATTCATCACTTTCTGATTTTGGATCTTTCCATCCATGCATTATCATGTTTACTGCATATGGGTAACTTGTTTTAGGTAATAAGATATCACAATCATAATTACAAGTTACAGGAGTATCGACCATCCAGAGCATGTCATTTAATATTTTTGTTCTATGGAAGGTATGCTCCTCTGACTGCTCAAATATGTGAGTGAGTCCTTCCAGATGAAAATCTTCGAGTGCAGCCTCCAACATAGGCATTGCACATTTTTCAAATTCAGAATGCTTATCTACTTCTTTTACTATAATTTTAGTATTAAAATTGCGAAGTAAGTATATAAGAGTAACTACAATGTTCCTCAATCTATCTTCAGTTTCAATACGTAATGGAATAATAAAGGTACAATCCTCTAAGTCCCATCTTTGTCTCAGAAACTCTGGTTGAGTAACGTCCTGTCTTACTACATTTGCAATAATATCAGGCGTTAGTTTTTCTATTGGAGTTTCTGCATCTAGTTGCTCTGGAGCATGCTCAGTCATTAAATTACCTCCCAGTTACTACAATACAAATCGGATGTGTCATGAGCAGAAGTGTATCCAGTTCCGAACCACTTCTTAGGTGCGATTATTCTCTTGTCTGGATTTTGTGATAACCAAGAACCCCACCAAGAGAATGAGGAGTTGGCAATAATAAAATCACTGCACATGGACATCATGCACAAGTCTGTAAGATTGTCACCACCTTCTGAGACAAGGAACCTGTCATCAGGGAACTCACTACTACACCATTTAGGATCGTCAGAAAAAACAACCACTGTACGATTGTTATCAAACTTTGACAGTGCAGTATCATAATATTCTTTGGGGCAAGGTGGGTGATTGT